TATTACTGATCATTATTTGCTGGTCACTGTGAGATTGTTCTCACTTGCGAGACATCACCTTAAATGGTGGTTATAAATAGAAGATGCATCTTGCTTGCAGTGATCAATGAGTATTATTTGCTGGACCTACAATGGTGTTGTTCGGAAGTAGTCCGATATCTAAATTGTGGTCCTGCTAATGATAAGGCATACATTCAGCTCACGAAATGCTTCGCGCTAAGTGACTTCTGGTGGGACAGCCTTAGCCCAGCGCGTTCGGGTCCCTCGGCCAGGGGAGCGCGCCGGGTTTATATGATTAAAAAAATTCAACCTGAGGTTGTAAAAAAAAGTTACAAGTTACAAGCGGCAAGCTTCAAGCATTAAAAAAATTCAACCTGTAGTTGTGTGGATAACTTTAAGAAAGATTTGACATGTAGGATTATCCCTGATACAAGGATCTATAACCAATACAGGAGAAATATATGGACCAAGAACAATTAAAAAGAATAGCCAATGCAATGGAAGAGATCCTGCGGATGGTGAAAGCTGACCAAGAGAGATCTAGAAAATACATGGAGGACAAAGATGAAAGCACAAGTTAAATTTGAGTGGAGACAGCTGCATGAGCCTGAAAGTTACCAGAGTCCCGCGTACGTAATCGGGAATGCATTAAAGGAAGCTGGCTACAGTGTGGCCAACTTTCCGGATGTTCAGGGTGCATGGGACGAAGACAAACCAGCTCACCTGGGCGGACCCTGGGATGAGACTCGACTACCTCATGAAGAGGTGGCCGGTGAGTAGGAGACAAGGATCCGAAAGCATAGCAGCGCTAGTTAACCACTGGCGCTGGCTCCAGGCCCAAGGACCAAGTTACAAGCGGCAAGCAGCAAGCTGCAAGCTTCAAGCCGCAAGCTTGACAAGATTACATTATAAGGATATTGTATCCTATAAACTAAAGGAGAAAGAAACATGTTAGTAAAAGAAGCAGTAAAAATTACCGACTCATTAACAAGAACAAGTAAGATGCCCGGGAAGAGCTACTCTCTTCCAGCATGGGAATGCCAAACAGGGTCCAAGCTTCGACTGGTCCCAACGTCACCATGTTTTGAATGCTATGCCCTGAAGGGAAACTATACACGTTATCCAGCTATCAAAGCAGCTCAGTACAGGCGGCTTGACTCATTGTCTAACCCGTTATGGGTTCCAGCAATGGTTGCACAAATTAAAAAGATGAAGGTCTTCAGGTGGCACGATGCTGGCGACGTACAATCACACGAACACATGGCGAAAATTTTAGAAGTTGCAAGGTTAACGCCTGACACTAAGCACTGGATGCCAACACAAGAGCGGCCATACCTGCCGGACCCTGAAGCAGTACCAGCTAACATGATTATAAGACTATCAGGTGCCAAGGTTGACGGCGCAGCGCCTAAGGCGTGGGCCCATACTTCAACAGTCGTAACCGATGGATCCGAGACCTGCCCCTCAGGCAGCCAAGGCGGAAAATGTCTTGATTGCCGCGCTTGCTGGAATAAAGAGATTCCAAACATTAGTTATGGTAAACACTAGCATGGATTTTTTTAAAAACGGCGTTGGCTGGTGCGTACGACATAGAAATTCAAAGGACCCACAACCAGTTAGAAAATCTCAAGCCCCGATATTCAGGAAAAAAAAAGCTATAAGCGACAAGCGCCAAGCTGCAGTAGTTCCAAGTTCCAAGCGTCAGGCTCCAAGCTTGGCAAGTTCCAGGTAGCAGGCTTCAAGCCCCAGGCACCAGGCTTCAAGCTCCAAGCCGCAAGCATCAAGCTCCATGATCTGTGATCCTTTGTACATTGAATAAGTATTCAAGGCTCTCGGACCAAGGGCCTCTACTATGATAAAAGTATTTGTTGGATGCTTATAATGGAAGGCTATTTGGTGTGGACTGAATCGAACTTTCTTACCCTTTGTAACTTTTAATTCTATAGTGAAAAAGTGCCGATTATTATTGTAGACCAATACATCAGGAGTACCAAGTAAGCTGGAATTCTCCAGTCTATTAAACGAAAATTGATTCCAATTCTTCTTAAGTTTTTGATATAATTTAGCTTCTGGACCCATAGGTTTTTAAGGGTAACCCACGCATGCATTATGAGCCCATTTTAAGACTATCAGCAATGGTAAATTTTTTCTCTTGTTGAGTTTTTAAGACTAATCTGTGACCAGGTTGACCTATAATATTACTCTCATGTACTTCCATTTTTTTTATCTCTTCTAAAAAACCGTCTCGTTCAACAAAGATTTTTGCATGAGATAAAACATTACCTTGAGTGCCTTTTTTGGCTCCTTCAGTAAACTTAGACAAGAAATTTTGAAGATCGTGAACTAGCATTACTTATTTTTCTTTTGCAATTCTAATATCTGAACATACTCATTAAGTCTATCTATTTCTTTAGCTTGAGACAATTCAAAGTTTTTTAATTCTTTAATTGCCTTTGCAAAGTCTTCAATAATAGCCTTGCAACCTTTAAGTTGATTTTCTAATTGGATACATTTAGATTTATACTGCTGCATTTCATAGAGTTGTTTTCTATAATCATCTATAACAAAAGATAAGTCAGCTGGGCCTCTATCTTCTACTGGTTCATTCATATATTTTCTTTCATTTTCAAATGTTTTATCTTCATCTTTCATATTGACTTTATAGGATAGTTACCTTAAAATGTCAATATGGGAGTTCCAAAAAGATTAACTGAGATGCAGAAAAGGTTTGCAGAGTTCATAGTATTTGGTGGGCCTGATGGCCCGGTCTCTCAATCAGAAGCAGCTGAACTAGCTGGATATAGCAAAAATAGATGTAGACAAGAAGGATCAGAATTATTGAATCCTAGACTATCACCGTTGGTAGTACAATATGTAGGTGGACTCAAAGAAGAACGAATGAAGAAATTTGAAGTGACTTATGAAAACCACATATCAGAATTAGATAGAATTAAAAAGTTGGCTTTGAAGAAAGGAAGTTTTTCAAGTGCTGTAAATGCTGAAACGAACCGAGGCAAAGCAGCAGGGTTATATATAGACAGAAAAATAATAAAACATGGAAAACTAGAAGAATTATCAGAGGACCAGTTAGAAGCCAAAATGAAACAAATACTAGAAGATTACGCACCTCTTTTAAATGCTGACGTTGTGGAAGGTCAAGTGGAAGAGATAACTGATGAGCCATCTAGTGAAGTTTAGTCATTTTTAATACACAAGAAGTAGGGAACACAGATCTTTCAGAGAAAGTAATAGTTCCATCATCATCAATATCATAACCTGCAAATATTTTAACAGTGTCTTTGTCTTTACTAAAAAGATAGCCTTCACTTACAGGTGTTGCCAGCTTCATGTTGTTAAATTCTTTTTCGCTACCCCAACCTCCTTCCGTAACAATATCACACCAATCTATTTTATATCTACTATATGGAAACTTAACTTGTTGTTTTACAAGTTTAGGTTTAGCATAGGTGTTTAACTGTCTAGATTTCTTTTTAGGTTTGGTCATGGGTTCTGTATATATTAATCTTGCGACACCTAACAGTGGTATTTATTTTTATTTTTTTTAAATGGCGCTAAAAAATGACAGGGTGTCGAAATTAGTAAACAAATGATTACTATCACTCTATAAACCCCGTCATTACTCATTAATTTTCTTAAAATCTTCCAAAAAGGGGGTGTCGAAAGGGTGTCGAAAGGGTGTCGCAAGGGTGTCGCAAGTGTCGAAATTAGTAACCATTTGTTTACTATCTTGTACATATGTGTCGCAGTTTTGTGATAATTATTTAGAATTGTTCTAATGTACATATTTTTCGACACCCTTTCGACACCTTTTCGACACCCTTTTACGCCATTTCGACACCCTTGCGACACCCTAATTTTTACTTTCTTGCCTTAATCTTGCCTTGTTTTAAACTCATTTGCCTTAATTGTAACGTTTGCTTTTTCTTTCTCGTCAAATTTTAATTCATTGTACATATCTAATCTTTTTAAAAAAGCATGTTTCCATTTTCTTAATTGTAATCCCTCAACCTTAAACTCTTGATAGTATAGGTCCGGTGTACAAACCATAATGACACCTTGTTTGATGTGGCTACCATAGACATAGTCGTGGGCCATGGCGTATGCTGCAATTTGCATGTAATAATCTTCAATCCATTCTTCCCTCTTTGGACGGTTAGATTGCTTGAAGTCGACAACAGTTTCCATGCCATTGTGATTACAGATAAGGTCCGTGGCCCCTGCGTACAGGCCCGGATAGTGCAACATAACTTCACTACCGTAATATTCATCCACTGGTGCAAGACCCATCTCTATAATTTTATCAGCCATGGGCCGTGCTTCTTGACCTATGGGTGTTAAATCAATGATATTAGTTCCAAGAACATAGTGCTCTAGATATTTGTGCATGCAAGTCCCTCGACTTGACGCGTGGTCCTTGATCCGTGTTGCTTCCACCTCGCCTACTTTAGCCTTCCACTTTTTTATAAAATCTTGGTTCTTTGTAGCACCTAGTACAGTAGTCACTGAAGGTAATTTATATTGACCAATCTCATACATCCGGGTCCCTGATCCGGGGTCCGTGAGTTGTTTGCCTTGTATGTAGGTATAACGTTTACTGTGTTTGATCATCTGATTCTCTTTCTGTTATATTATTTAATTCTTCTATAATTTTTTTCGGATCTTTTTCCAAGTACAATGCACCTATAAGCAATCCTCTTAAATTATCGTTAAAGAGCCCTAGGCCCGTGTTACAGCCCTTACAAGTCCATCCTCTAAAGATAAGTGTTCCATGAATATGATCACGTTCTAGTTTATCAGTAGTCTTAAAACAACACTCACAAAAAAAAGGTTTAGGACCCGCAATTTTTTCTATTTGTTTGTGTTCTTTAACAAGTATGTTAGTGCATATTTTACAAACGCTTTGTAAATAATAAGCATTTATAGCATTTTGAGTACCTTTCTTTGAAAAAAACTCAGGTAATAACTTTTGTTTACAACTTGTACATTGTTTTAAATCGTCTTCTTTACCTACAATTTTAACATTGTCTCGGTAGTGAAAGGGTTTCAGTTCTCCGTTAAGGTGTGTTTGTCTTAATGACATAATTCTCCTTTTGATTTATATGTGGTAGCTGTTGGTTTAACGGTATAATGAAATAAGGAGCAAGAGATCCGAACCAACGTCGACATTGCTGTCGGGAACCTACCACCATCCCCTGAAATACTTCTCCGTCCTATTTTGTAATTATTTATTTTCATTTA